GTATAAACAACAGACGGGGTATAGTGGTTAAGTTCCGTTGTGAGCGGTTGTAGTGTTTCAGGTTCCGGTAGGATTTTGTTGTAGAGTGTCAGTGAGGTTGTAGAAATTTTTTTTGCAAAAATTTTGACAATCTCTATTGACTTTCCTTCCGGATTGTGATACAATCGGTATTGTATTGAAAGTTTAGCGAGAAACTAGGTTTAAATGTAACACTAAATTCGCTGTAAGGGTGTAGTTTCTCAAGAATTTTGCCTTCGGCTTTTAAGAATAAGAGGTAAGAAGGCAACAAACACCTAGTTTCGAGCGAAATGATGATTAGACAGGCGATGTGTTTGAAGACTTACGCCACTCAATCGCCGTGGAGGGCTAAAAAAAGAGGGAGAGGTTGGGATTGTGATGAAACGGGGGCTATTGTCCCTGCATTTTGAGGTTCCCATCAGTGCAACTAACAGTTGAAAACCTGCCTAAAATCATGGCTTTAGTGCAGAACTTGCCTAATGACCAGCAGAAGGAATGGTTAGTGCTGTTAGAGGAATGGGAGAAGGCGAAATCCAAGGAACTGGCTCAAGAGAAGTTCATTCCTTTCGTGAATAAGATGTGGCCGGGGTTCATTTCTGGTCGTCATCACAAGATCATGGGCGAGAAGTTTGAGGAAATTGCTGCGGGCAAACTCAAACGGCTGATCATCTGTATGCCTCCTCGCCATACCAAGTCAGAATTCGGGTCATTCCTCTTCCCGGCGTGGTTTTTGGGCAAATACCCCCACAAGAAGGTCATTCAGTCCTCTCACACTGCGGAACTGGCAGTGGGATTCGGTCGAAAGGTCCGAAACTTGGTCGATTCAGAGGATTACCGCGGGGTTTTCCCAGATACCCATCTCCGTGCGGACTCCAAAGCCGCCGGTCGGTGGAGTACCTCCAAGGGTGGGGAGTATTTCGCTATCGGTATCGGCGGTGCGGTGACCGGAAAGGGTGCCGATTTGCTCATCATTGACGACCCCCATGATGAACAAGAGGGCCAATCGGCAGATCCTGCCGTCTTTGACCATGCCTATGAATGGTACACCTCCGGGCCTCGTCAGCGTCTCCAGCCCGGCGGGGCCATCGTCGTCATTTGTACCCGTTGGTCGAAAAGAGACCTCGTCGGACAGGTACTCAAGGCCTCTGCACAGAGAGGCGGTGATGAATGGGAGGTCATTGAGTTCCCGGCGATCATGCCTTCGGGCAAACCCCTCTGGCCGGAGTTCTGGCCCATCGAAGAACTAGAGGCTATTCGGGAAGAAATCCCGGTTCATAAGTGGCAAGCCCAGTACCAGCAGAACCCCACCTCCGAAGAAGGCGCATTGATTAAACGCGAGTGGTGGAAAGTCTGGGAACAGGATTCCCCGCCACAGTGTCAGTTTTTGATCCAGTCATGGGATACCGCCTTCCTGAAATCCGAACGCTCGGACTACTCCGCCTGCACCACTTGGGGTGTGTTCTACCACCCGGATGGCTCTGGAGCCATGCAACCGAACATCATCCTGATGGATGCCCACCGGGAGAAGATGGAGTTCCCGACCCTGAAGAAACGGGCGTATGAACTCTACAACTACTGGAAGCCAGACACCCTGATCGTGGAAGCCAAGGCGGCGGGAACCCCCCTCATCTTCGAACTTCGGGCCATGGGGATTCCGGTCTCGGAATTCACCCCCTCTCGGGGGAACGACAAGATAGCCCGTGTAAACGCCATTGCGGATCTTTTTTCGAGCGGAAAGATCTGGCGACCGAACACCCGATTCGCGGAGGAAGTCGTTGAAGAATTTGCGTCTTTTCCCGCCGGAGAGCATGATGACTATGTGGACTCGTGTACACAGGCATTGCTCCGTTATCGAAGGGGCGGATTCGTCTCCCTCCAGTCCGATTACAAGGATGAGCCTGTCTACAAACGCAAAGTAGCCTACTACTGAGGATTTAAACGATGAAGAGCCGAACTGCAAAGACTGAGAAGATGGAAGCCCCGAAGTCTCGCAAGCAGCCCAAGGACATGCTTGTTGGGAAGATGAAGGGTCTTGGGAAGCCCGTGATGGTGGGCGGTGCCAAGCGATCCAAGAAAATGTATGGCGGCGGCGAGACCATGGGAACGACTGGCGTTGCTCGTGGTATGGGCGCTGCCGTTAAAGGCGGTAAGTTCCGCGACCTGTAAGGGAGACCACCATGGCGGTTGATCGCGCTTTGATGCCCTCTTTGATGGGAGGGCAGTCTTTAGAAGTACCCATCCAAGATGCGAATGAATCCGTCGTGGTTGAACTGCCCGATGGTGGTGTAGAGATCAGTCTTTCCCCGGAACCCAATCCTGAGGCGAGTCATGGCGACAATCTCGCGGAGTTCATCGATAACTCCACCCTCGGGAGCATGGCCTCTGAACTCGTTACCCTCTTCGATGCGGATAAAGATTCTCGCAAAGAATGGGAAACAACTTACATCAAGGGATTAGATCTTCTCGGACTCAAGATCGAAGATCGTACCCAGCCATGGGAAGGAGCCTGCGGTGTATTTCACCCGATGCTCTCTGAGGCAATTGTTCGCTTCCAAGCACAGTCAATTCAAGAGATCTTCCCTGCAAAGGGACCAGTTCAGACCAAGATTCTAGGTCAAGTAAATCTGGACCGTGTTCAACAAGCAGAGCGCGTTCAAGAGTATTTAAACTATCTCTTGACTGAAAAGATGAGCGAATATCGCTCAGAGACAGAGAAGTTGCTGTTCTCTCTCGCACTCTCCGGCGCGGCATTTCGAAAGGTCTATTACGACCCTTCTCTCGGCAGACCCGCATCGATCTTCGTTCCAGCAGAAGATTTTGTAGTCTCTTATGGTGCAAGTGATTTAGTCACCTGCGAACGCGCCACGCATGTCATGAAGAAGACCTACAACGAGATTCGAAAGTTGCAGGTCTCAGGTTTCTATCGCGATGTCGATCTTCCTCCCCCTTCTCCAGATATCACCGAAATCCAGAAGTCTTACGACAAACTGAACGGTGAATCCAAGGGCATGGATCTGGATTCGCGCTATACGCTCCTTGAAATGGTCGTCGATTACGATCTTCCGGGATTCGAAGACACCGACGCAGAAGGCAATCCAACAGGCATTGCGCTGCCTTACGTCGTCACCATCGACAAGTCTTCAAGGATCATCCTTTCGATTCGACGGAACTGGTACGAAGATGACCCGCTCAAGAAGCGCCGTCAGCATTTCGTTCAGTACACCTACATCCCCGGACTGGGTTTCTACGGGTTTGGATTGGTGCATCTCGTGGGAGGACTCGCTAAATCCTCCACCTCTATCCTGCGTCAATTAGTTGACGCTGGAACCCTCTCCAATCTTCCGGGCGGTCTCAAGACCCGTGGCCTGCGGATCAAAGGCGACGATACCCCGATCATGCCGGGAGAGTTCCGTGATGTGGATATCCCCTCCGGTGCATTGAGGGACAACATCACCTTCCTCCCCTACAAGGAACCCTCGGGTACCTTGTATCAGTTGCTCGGAAACATCGTGGACGAAGGACGCCGGTTTGCCTCTCAGGCAGACATGAAGGTCGCGGACATGAACGGCGAGGCTCCTGTCGGAACTACCTTGGCAATCATCGAAAGGTCGATGAAGGTGATGTCAGCCGTGCAGGCGCGTTTACACGCCTCCATGAAGAAGGAACTGAAACTGCTGGCTCAGGTGATTTTTGACTACGGTCCTACGGAATATCCCTATGACATTCCGGGCAAGGAACTGACCAAGGAAGACTTCGACGACCGGGTGGATGTGATCCCGGTGTCAGATCCCAACGCGGGAACCATGGCCCAGCGGATCATGAAGTATCAGGCCGCATTGCAGTTGGCCTCTCAAGCCCCTCAGTTGTATGACCTGCCCATGCTTCATCGTCAGATGATTGAGGCGCTTGGGATTGCCGACTCTAGTGAGGTTCTGCCGAATCAGACGGAAATCCCACCGACTGACCCTGTCACTGAGAACATGAACGCCCTCACGATGAAGCCCATCAAGGCGTTTATCTATCAGGATCATGAGGCGCATATCCAAACGCACATGTCTTTTGGGCAAGATCCGCGTTTGCAGCAGATGCTCCAGCAGGCCCCTCAAGCCGCGCAGGCCATGCAAGCCGCCCTTACCGCCCATGTGTCGGAACATCTGGCCTTCGCCTACCGGCAGCAGATTGAGAAGGAACTCGGGTTTAAACTGCCTCCTCCGGGGGAACCCCTCCCAGAGGATATCGAATACCGGATCTCGGCTCTGGTCGCCCCGGCTGCGGCTCAGGTCACTGGAAAAGCCCAGCGAGAGGCCCAGATGCAAGAGCAGCAACAGCAGCAGCAAGACCCTGTCCTTCAGATGGAGATGCAGAAACTGCAACTTCGCGCACAGGAAATCCAGCAGAAAGCACAGGCCGAAATGGCCCGTGTCCAAGCGGATATGCAGAAGGCGCAGATGCGGATGCAGTCCGAAAAGGACCGGCTCAAGGTTCAAGAGCGTATCGAAGGGGCGCGTCTGGGTGTGCAGATCGCTTCTACCAACGCTTCAAACGAACTCCAGAGCAAGGAAATTGCCTCCAGAGACAAGGTCGAGGGAGCCAAGTTGGGCGTAGAGATCGCCCGAAACCTGCTTTCGACCCAAGCCAAAGAGCAAGAAATGAGAGATCGCAATGCCAGCCGCAAGCGATAACGTCGCAGAATATCTGCGGAAATCCCTACGCCAGCAGATGAACGACATGGCCGACCACATAGCCGGTGGCGGCTGCGCCGACTTCAATGAGTACAAGCGGTGCTGTGGCGTTATTGAGGGTCTGGCACGGGCTGAACGAGAATTGCTTGACCTCACTAAACAAATTGACGATGATTAAACGGCTTAACAACTTCGCTGTGTAAACAGTGCAACCGCCCCGATAGGGGTGCAAACGCCGAAAAGGCGCGAGGAATCGATGGAAAACGACAACAAAGTCGCAAGTCAGTTACCCAAACCTACCGGGTACAAAGTACTCATTGCGCTACCTAACCCCGAAGAGAAGACAGAAGGTGGAATCCTCAAGGCTACTCAAACACTTGAGGCTGAGGAGATTGGGAGTATCGTTGGTTTCGTCCTCGCGATGGGACCGGATGCTTACAAGTCCCCTGATCGTTTCCCTTCTGGCCCTTACTGCAAGGAAGGAGATTGGATCATGATGCGATCCTACTCCGGCACTCGCTTTAAGGTTCACGGAAAAGAGTTCCGCCTGATCAATGATGATTCGGTCGAGGCGGTGGTCGAAGATCCGCGAGGAGTGGTGAAGGCATGAGTACCGAAGCAGGCATGAGCAAGGAGGAGAAGTTCTTCGGAGTCTCCGCTCCCTTGCAGATCCCTGAAAAAGAAACCCTCAAGTCTTCCCCGGAACCCGAGGTTGAACTTGAGATCGTTGATGATCTTCCAAAGCAGCCAGCCAAGCAGTCTGAGTTTAAACAACCTGAATCAAGGCAGGCTGAGAAGGAAGACAACGACGAGGAACTGTCGGACTACAGTGAAAAAGTCCGCAAGAGAATCAACAAACTCAAGTACGAGCAGCATGAAGCGCAGCGTCAGCGGGAAGCCGCCGAGCGTATGCGTGAAGAGGCGCTTCGTTACGCACAACAACTGGTCTCAAAAAACCAGCAATACGAGTCATTACTTCAGCGCGGAGAAGGCGCACTCGTCGCCCAGATCAAAGCCCGTGCCAATCTCGCCCTTGATCAGGCCAAGAACCTGTACAAGGACGCTTACGAAGCCGGTGATGCCCAGAAGATCATTGAGGCTCAGGAAAAACTCCTTAACGCCCAGACGGAGTTTCGGGAGGCTGAAAAGCACGAGCGTGTTCTTCAGTCTCGACCCAAGCCCCAGCCGGTACAGCAGGCTTACCAGCCTCCTGTGCAGCAGTATCAGGCTCCTCAGCCAAGCAATAAGGCTATGGATTGGACCAAGAAAAACCCTTGGTTCGGCCCTCAGGGGAACCGCGAGATGACTGCATTGGCCTACGGAGTCCATGAGACCTTGATCCGTGAACACGGCATCAAAGCCGATTCGGACGAATACTACGAAAAGATCGATGCTGCGATGCGGCAACGATTTCCAGATTACTTTGAGAAAGACTCAGATGACGTACAAGTCTCTGTTTCCCCTCAACGCACCCCTAATACCGTGGTTGCTTCAGCGAGCCGTAACAACGGTGCGAAGCCACGCAAAATCCAGTTGACTGCCACACAAGTTTCCGTCGCTAAGAGACTTGGCCTCACTCCCGAGCAGTACGCCAAACAACTCATTAAGGAGAGTTACAATGGCTGAAGAGCGCAAAATTCGTATCGACCGTGCAGCCGAATCGCGTCCTAGTGACTCGTGGTTGCCGCAATCCGCATTGCCGGTCCCCGAGCCGAAAGATGGCTGGGTGTTCCGCTGGATTCGCACTTCCTCTTTGGGACGTTCGGATAATACCAACGTCTCACGTCAGTTCCGCGAGGGCTGGGAACCTGTTAAGTCAGAAGATCATCCTGAGTTGAAGATCCTCTCTGACATCAATTCTCAGTTCAAAGGGAACGTCGAAGTGGGTGGTTTGCTGCTTTGCAAGGCTCCCCAAGAGAAGATGTTGCAACGCCAGAAGTACTTCCAAGATCTTTCAGATCGACAGATCGACGGTGTGGACCGCAGTTATCTGCGGGAAAATGATCCGCGTATGCCGCTCCTTAATCCGGAGCGTTCGACGCGCACCACTTTCGGACGAGGTTAAATCCTTTTCTTTCCACTTTTCGAGGTAATTTCAAATGGCTTCAGGAACTGATGTTACTAGCCCTTATGGGTTCCTGCCGATTAACCTCATCGGCGGTCAGGTCTATGCGGGTTCCACCCGTATGTACCCGATTCAGTACGGCTACGCGACGAGCATCTTCTACGGTGACTTTGTCAAGGTCGTGCGAGGTTCGCTCACCCGTGTATCGATTGGTGCTGCCACCAACTCGAATGCGGTGACGGGCGTTTTCTTTGGTTGCTCCTACACTGATCCGGTCACGAAGGACAAGCGTTTCAGCCAGTACTGGCCCGCTTCGACTTTGGCCGGTGATGCGGTTGCCTATGTGGTTGATGATCCGGACGCTGTCTTCAAGGCTGCGGTCTGCTCGTCAGGCACCACGATGGCTTCGGGCGCTTACGCGATGATCGGCACGAACCTCTCTGCCATCAACAATGCGGGTAATGCGAACACCGGTAACAGCAAGAACGCGATCCTCGCGCCAACTGCGACCCCGGCTACTTCGATCCTCCCGCTGCGTTGTGTCGGTGTGGTTCCGGAGACTTCGGTCTCTTACGCCGCGACTGGTTCGTCCTCCAGCACCACGATTACCCTCACGGGTTCGGGTCTTCCGGCGGCG